AGTGTATAGTCCTATTAGAATTTCCATGGAAGATGAGTTAGATCGTGTAAATGACGAAACAATGGAATTATCTAAAGCACAAGTACAACAGATATTAGTGTCTATTAAAAAACGACTAGGTAAATCAACCAAATTTAAAGGTAAGTTTATACCACCGCAACAACAGGATGCTGCATGTTGTCCACCACCATCGGCGCCACAGACCCAATCTCCAGCATTTTCTGCTAGTAACGGATCTTTAAAACCGTTATCAGTTTCTTACACTGACGGGGATAGACAATGAGTCAATGGATTGCCGCAATAACCCGCGGACATAACGCAGGTGTATGTCTATTAAAAGATGGACAGATTGTATTTGCCTTAGAAGAAGAACGACTGAGTCGTCAAAAATACGACGGTGGCCCGTTTGCCACAATGATTAAAATTTTAGATTATACTGATAAGTTAGATTATCTTGTAATTGCACACACCCAGCCGTTGTCGGATGCTGGCCGAGTTGATTTCAGCGGAGATGATGTATATACTGGACTGGCTAGAAAACTAGGTTTAATCGATAGACATAGCAATAATCAAAATCATCCGCAAGTAATAGACATGAGTAAAGTACATCACAAGCTTCATGCTGCATGTGCTTTTTATAGATCCGGCTTTGAATCAGCTACTGCGGTTGTGGTCGACGGCGCTGGCACATTTATTCCCATGAGTATAGACGGTCAAACTGAAATGACTTGGGAACTTGAATCAGTATTTGAATGTGCGTACCCGTCTACATTTAATACATTATACAAACACCAAGGCGGCCGCGGCCCGTGGCGAGGAATTAAACTCGATGTTCCTAGAATTGAAGATGAGGATCGAGGCACGTTTGAATTAATCCTAGACGATACAGCAGGCATTACCAAAGCCTATGAAGCAGTGACACAGTATTGCGGATGGCAACCCATCGAAGCTGGAAAAACTATGGGACTATTCCCTTACGGCAAAGAAAATAAAAATATTCCGCCGGTATATACAGATGCAGGTGGAGGAAAGTGGAGAAGTGCAGATCGAAACTTAGTTATTCCCACGTATCCTAATGGTGCTAAGATCAACGAATACCGTTACACTGAATTAGAAACACCCGAAGAAATATACACAAGTCAACAAGATGTTACACTGTTAGATAATAGAAGAGATTTAGCTTACGCTGTACAAACACAAAGCCAACAAGAAGTATTGGACCTTATAATCAAAGCTGTTGAAATTAGTGGTAATAAAAATGTAGTGTTAAGTGGCGGTTATGGTTTAAATTGTGTTGCTAACTATTTCTATCTAACAGAACTAAACAGATTAGGAATCAATTTGTATGCTGAACCGATCAGCAATGATGCTGGTACATGTATTGGCGCCGCACTATTAATGTATCATCAAACTACTAACGATGATAAAGTTCGATCATACGCAAATAATTTATACTTAGGCCCACGCTATGAATATTCTAAAGAAGATATACTAGCTGTTTCTAAAAAGTATCAAGCAACTGAAGTATACGAATCGACAAATAGTGATATTGTAAATCTATTAAAAGACAGAAACATTGTAGCAGTATTCCAAGGACGTAGTGAAAGCGGCCCTAGAGCACTAGGTAATCGCAGTATATTGTTTGACCCAAGTGTTGTAGATGGTAAAGACTACGTTAATAGCGTTAAACATCGAGAATATTTCCGTCCATTTGCTGGCAGTATTATGGCAGAACATGCTCATGAGTGGTTTGATCTGAGAGGAATGAAAGAAAGTCCTACGATGATGTATGCTGTAAATTGCCAGCCTGGAATTGAAGAAAAGATTCCTAGCGTAATTCACATAGACGGCACATGCCGAATTCAAACTGTTACTAAAGAACAAAATCCATTATACTATGAGCTAATTAATGAGTTCTATAAAGCAACTGGCATACCTATGTTGTTCAACACTAGTTTTAATTTGGGCGGCGAACCGTTGGTTGAAACACTAGACGATGCGCTACGCACTTTGGCAAACAGCAACATTGAATATTTGTACTTGCCTGAATATTCTGTACTAATTAAAATAGCAAATTAATCATGGCGTTATGGGTTTTTGGCGATAGTTTTAGTGTTCCACGGATTTCCCTTAACGAAAGACACGGTCCTGTACCACCACTATGGCACGAAATAGTAGCAGGCAGTCTGAATTTTGAAGAATATCATAGTCATGCCCAGTGGGGCGTAAGCAATGAATATATCCTTGAACAATTTTTAAGATATCAGATGAAATTTGAATCCGGCGATTGTATTATTGTACAATTAACTAACAGCAGTAGACAATGGTTTATTAAAGATCACCCCGAGCTTTCAAATTTTTATGTAACAGATATTGATCGCTGGCTTACTAAAGAACAAGCTGAAGCTGTTAATATGTACATAACGCATCTTCATCGAGACGAGCTGGACGAAATGCGATATTTTATGCTATCTAAGGCGTTAGAAAGGATAACACAAGAATTAGCAGATTGTAAAATTTTAATATTGCCTGGATTCCATGTAATCCACGGAATTCGAGGAACATTAACCGATATTTGTAATAACGAATTCGTGTCTGATGAAGCTCGGAAACAATGGTATGATAAAAATAACGGAGATACTCGTGCTAATCATTTAAGTCCGGATAATCATTTTATATTAGCCCATAGAATAACTGAGTTTTTTCAAACAGGCCGATCAATCGATTTATTAGACGGGTTCAAACAAGGATTTCTGTAATGTCAAAAAGATTGTTTACATTTGGTTGTAGCTTTACTAGATATTACTGGCCCACGTGGGCTGATATGCTAGGACGAGAGTATGACGAATTTGAAAATTGGGGCAATGGCGGAATTGGAAATAGAGCAATCCTAGAAAGACTTACCGAGTGTATAGTTAACAATAAAATCACCGCGGACGATACCATTATTGTCCAATGGTCAGACCTTCATAGATTTGACATGCACAAGCCACGGCCTGGATTGCCCGAAGGATGGGCACAGGGCGGCAATATGTTGGCCGCACCTGATTTTAATAAATGTTGGATTGGCAGTATATGGGAAGAACAAAGTTATGTTATGCACACTTTAAATTTTATTAAGTTGGCTATAACGTTACTAGAATCGTTACCTTGTACTTGGTATATGACCAGCATGCATGATATATCGCACGACTTGAACAGATGGCCTCGCGCATTTAAAAATTATTTGCCATTGTTACAGCATAAAAATTTCTTACCGCCACTAGATTCATTCTTTTCGCAATACGACTTTCCGAGAAAAACACTAATCGATATAGATGAAAAGTCACAAGTAGATGAACATCCAGTTCCCATAGCCCATTACGCCTGGCTTGCTGAAATCTTAGCACCTAAATTAAATAAAACACCTGACGAACAATGGGCAATACAAGTAAACTCGGTTTTATTTGACCATTGTAAATACTATACTAAGTTGCATGATGACTTTGAGAAAAAGTCAGGCTGGTACGCACGGGCTAATTGGATTCTAGGATGTATTGATACAGACTACGCCAGTTCTAAATCACTACAGTAATTTAAACCTCCAAATTTTCCTCGAACGAAAGAGTTAAATCCAATTAGTTGTCTTGGCATACTTGATTCATTTGGAGCAGACCCGTGTTCCAACCAGCTTGGAAATATAATTAGTGTGCCAGTTTGTACTGGAAAACTCCAGTCGTTGCTATTAAACATCGAGTACCCTGAATAATGGTAATCTAGAGCAAAATGTTTAAAGATAGGAGATTTACAATGTACTGACATTGGAGATGCATTTTTTTCTGCTTGAAAATAATATACTCCACTAAAAATACTGTTAGGATGTGCGTGTTTATGATGGTCAACAGATGTTAAGTTTTTTGTAGCCCACGAATTTGTGATATAAAATTCATCTGTAACTTTACATACTTCGGTAGCGTACTCGTCGACAGCATTCTGACAAAATGTTTTTAATTTTTCAAGTCCTGGCAATTCCAATATATTACGATTTTTACTAAATTTATTAGGAACAGATTCTCTTTCTAATGACGATATAATTTCCAATTCGTCAACCGATAATCTTCGTCCAGAATCTAACTGATAAAGAATTGGTACACTAAACAGTGGTACGATGTGTTTGCTCATATTGTATATATTCACAATATAATATACCCTAAATTTTTCCTTATAAATATTTTCCATGGACACTATTCTACCGTTAATTCAACCGCCTTTAATACTGATAAAAGACTTTCATCCAAAATGGGACTGGAATTCTATCGAGAATGCTATCAAGTCTCAGCCTACAGTAAAAGAAGGTAACTATGATATTACTCAAAGCAAAGATTTTTTTGACAATACGTTACCAGACATCAAACAAGACATCCTAACGGAATGTAAAACATTTGTTTCAAATGTTTTTCCTATGAAGTTTGAGTTTGATTTAAAAATGACTTCTAGTTGGGTTAATTCTATGAAGCACGGCGAACAACATCCGTGGCATAGTCATCCGTTTTCAGTAGTTAGTGGTGTTATATTTTTAGATAATCATCCCGAGAATTGCGAGTTAACGTTTAGAAATAACATAGACTTTGCTATTCCTCCGTATAGTTTACTAGAGCTTGACTACTACACCTCTTTAAAATCATTAGTAGGTGATAAGTCAACTACAGAAAATAATTTACAACACCATTTAGTTTTATTTTATAGTAATCTTACTCACGGTGTTCCGCCGTTACAAGTTTTACACAAAACTCGTCGCACAATAAGTTTTAATACCTTTTGGACCAATAAAGTTGACTTTGGCGCTGATTTAAATTCTCACACTTTTTTATGAAACATAGATTATTCACATTTGGATGTAGTTATACATTTTTTATGTGGCCCACCTGGTCAGATTTACTTAGCGTTGAGTACGATTATTATGAAAACTGGGGCTGGGTAGGAATCGGAAATCGTGCAATAGCCGAGCGAGTAGCAGAAGCTCATGCTAAACATAACTTTACAGAACATGATACTATCATAGTACAGTGGTCAACAACGTTACGTTATGATTGGCATAACGACACTGCTATCAATAGTGAAGCCGGATGGCAAACTAATGGTAATGCATTTAGCCCGAAGAATATTAAATTTTATGACGACGCATGGTACAGGAAATTCTTTTCTGAACGATCGTGGGTCATGCATACGCTAAATTACGTTTTATTAACCCAAGGATTATTAGATTCAATTGGGTGTACATGGCGTATGACTTCGATAGGCGATATTAGAAATTTAGGTACTGATTTAGACCGCGATTTATGGAACTACGAACGTGTAGCCGCTGATGCTAACGAACTGTCTACCGATTTTGTACTGTGGAGCAGATATCCTGAGTTTAAAAGTTATAGTAACCCTATATGGGAAGACCGTGCGGACGTATGGATAGCACCATTGATGCCTTATTCTAGTAAGTATGATCATTTATACTGGTGGTTTCAAGCAAAGCATGATAAAGAAGCGTGGAAGGAAGGCCACCCAAGTCCATTACAACATCAACAATGGCTTAACGATTTGTTAAGGCCATCGTTAGGATTAACTACAATACCTGAAGAACAACAGGCAATTATTGATAAGTGCGTTACTTTAAAATCCAATGACGAATTTATGGATTGTTTACATTTTGAAAAATTTTTACAAAGTAAACAGCACAAACTATTTGATACAATTGAATGGCCTAATATTAAAAAAGGATTTTAAAGAATGAAAAATGTCTATAATGTTAAAAATATTGCCATAGTTGGCGGCGGAACTAGTGCGTGGCTAGCGGCGGCATTTTTATCTAATCAAAGACCAGACTATACAATTACAGTCATTGACAAAGAAGTTGGTAGCCCTGTGGGAGTTGGCGAAGGCACATTGTTAGGCTTTGGCCAGATCATGGAGCAATGCGGATTTAACCCAGAAGACTGGTTTTTTGAAATTGATGCTACTTTTAAATCAGGCATATTATTTCCAGAATGGGGTAAAGATAACAGTGATGTATGGCATCCATTTTCGTTTCCTATGCATCAAAATTTAGGAGTGTCCAGTATGGACATATGGTCCGCTAGACAAGATTTAGATTTTAAAACCCACGGTTTGTCAATGTATGATGTATCAGTCAACCATAACAAAGTTGATGTAGAAGTATTGCAACACGGAAATTATGCTTATCATATAGACTGTAGTAAATTAGTTAATTTAATACAACAGAAGATTTTATCAACACGCAATGTTACAAGTATTAAATCTGAAGTAGTTGAGATTGTCAGAGATGCTGATAAAATACAAACACTGGTGTTAAAAAATAAACAAACGATCTCAGCTGATTTGTACATAGACTGTACTGGGTTCAAACAGCTATTACATGATTGTCCTGATAGGGTAACGGTTGAAGGCAGATTATTTTGTGATACAGCTATAGCAGGGCACGTTCCTTATAAGGATAAAGACACAGAGATGTTGCCATATGTTAAATCATCTGCTGTAGAGCACGGATGGATATGGAATATTCCAGTACAGAGTCGCATTGGTTCAGGGTTAGTGTTTAATAGAAATATTACTGACATAGAAGAAGCTAAAGATTTCTTTGTTAACTACTGGGACAATCGAATATCTAAAGATCAGTTAAAAGTAATTGATTGGACTCCGTTTTACAATAAAAATATGTGGCACGGTAATGTAGTTTCTATTGGACTTAGCGCAGGATTTATAGAACCCTTAGAAAGCACTGGCGTAGCATTAATTATTATTGGCTTAGAACAGATGGTATTTAGATTAGGCATTGACTATTATACAGAACAAGATGTAGAAATCTACAACCATACAATGATTGGTTATTTTGAAGACTGTATTGATTTTGTAGGAATGCACTATTCTAACATTGATAAAGATAGTAAATTTTGGAAATGGGTCAAAGATACACGAGTTATATCGAGCCGTCAGAAACAATTTGAAAATGACATGATATCGGACAAAGAAAAATTGTCAGTTGGCAGTCAAGGATTTGTATTTTCAGGAACTAACTGGATATGTTGGCTTATACAAATGGGACTTCCGCTAGGTAAAAAAACAAATTTAGCTGCTGATCAATTATCACAGTTAATATCCTCACACGCAGATACTGAGTTGAACAAAACAAACGATTCAATTCCGCATATCGAATATTTAGAAATTCTTAAACAACGGATAGCTAATGGATAATTTTATAGGAATATTTGATAATGCTGTTGCAGCAGATGACTGTGAAGGACTAATTGATTATTTTGAAATGTTAAGATCATACGACCTAGTATATACAAGGCAAGAACTTAATGAGGGCAAAGCACACGTCAAAGATGATGAAACAGCATTTTTACTACAGCCTGCTATAATGTTTAATAGCAAAAATACAGTGGTTCAGCAGTTTCTTTCTCAGTTTTGGAAATGTTATTCTGAATATGTTGATCGATATAGCATTTTAGCGGACACCGATACACACGGAATAAGTAGTATGCGATTACAAAAAACAGTGCCCGGTGGAGGGTACCATACTTGGCATTACGAAACCCCCAGCGCAATAGTATCCCATAGATTTCTAGCATGGAGTTTGTATGTGAATACTGTAGAAGAAGGCGGAGAAACTGAATTTTTGTATCAGCAACAACGAGTTAAAGCAGAGCAAGGCAGATTGGTAATATGGCCAGCAGGATTTACCCATACGCATCGTGGAAATCCTCCATTGAGCGGTAACAAATACTTACTTACTGGCTGGATAGAATTTACAGGATAAGAGGAAATACTATGAATAGTCAGAACATTCCTGGAACCGTAGAATATGTTAAAGATTTTATGCCGTTAACATATCAAAATGAAATTATAACTAATTTAAAAAACATGCCGTGGTATTGGCGTCCGCAAATTGCCGAATATTCTCCAGAAATTTATGTTGACAAAGAAAACCCATTTGAAGACCCTCGGGTAACTGATGCGTTTGCGTTTGTTCATGTATGTTACGAAGACGGCAATGTCAAATCAGATTTTTATCAATATTTTAAACCCATATTACGCTTTTTAGAATTTAAACTAAACATTCAAATTACTGAATTAATACGCCTTCGGCTACGACTAAGTTCACAGATTCCAAATCATACTTTAAATCATTACAATCCGCCCCATATCGATCTTATGTCAACCGACCCATTTAAGACGTTTGTTTATTATGTAGATGACAGCGATGGTGATACTGTAATTTTTAACAAACGATATG